TCTTTTTTCATTTGTTCAATTAAATCATCTTTATCTTTTAATAATTTCTTTTGAACTCTTCTTGCTTCAAATACTGTACTATTAGTATTTATAACAGCTTTAGTATTTGTATCTTTTACAAATCCGTCTAATTCTTTTACTTTTTTCTTAGCCATATTTTATCCTACGTAGCACATATTGCTCTGAAGTCCTTAATCCTTGGTACTAAGCTTGAGTTACTAGACATAAGAACTATCTTAAACTGAATAGTACTAAAACTCTTATTACTTAATGTAGATTCTACAACATCATATCTGATTTCACTAAAGCCACCTTCATTTACTGGAATAGGGTCAGTAGGAGTTGCTTCAATAAAGTCTTTATCATTTATATCTCCTGCTTCACCACCTTCTAATATTCTATAGAATAGTTTTATATCTCCAGCACCAGGTTTGTTTGCATCAAAGAATACTGTAAATGAATCTGCTTCTTCTGCCAACTCTACCTTTCTTGTAATATATCTACATAACTCAGTACCACCTCTTGCTGATGTTTCTACTACACTATTTGATTTACCAATAATATTTTGTATAGTATGTAATGATAATCTATTCATATCGATTACAGGAGACAGTGCTTCATTAGTAGAAGTCATTGTTGCTGTAATCTCTATTGAACCATCAGTAAGGTTTGTAATATTACTTTCGTTTACTGGTGATGCAATTAATTTTGGAGCATTAAAGAAATAATTTCTATTCGGTAACATTGGGAATGCATCTGCTACACTAGCACCTCCATAAGCAGTTTCCGAACCATCAACACTTGTACCATTAACCATTCTAGTAGAGAATGTAACTTGTGTTCCTGGTAATTGAAGATTTTGAATTACTGGGTACATAACATTTACCAATCTATTCTCACTTGCCGTTACAGTTGTTCCGCCACCTGCACCAGTAGCGGTTGCAGTATCAGAATTCTTTGCTGTAATCTGATAACTATTATGTGTTACATTACTGATAGCAAAGTTACCTTCTAAGTTAGTATGTGTAATACCATTTACGTCTGCACTACCACTTAATGCTAATGTTACATCAGATCCTGTTTCATACATACCATGATTAGGATGGTTAACTGTAACTACAGCACTACCACTTGTTGTTGTAAATGGATTACTTGGTAGCTTTCTTACAGGTACTGCATCATTTATAAATGTTATTGTATTTGTTTGTCCTGTTTTAAATGAAGCTCTTTTTAATTTAAATTTTAAATCTTTACTTTGTTCTGGAGTCCATGTTGAAGCATTTTGTGAACTAAAGAATACACCACCATAAGGTTGTTTTGCAATAGTAAAGTTAGCAGTTGTTAAATCTTGTCCACCCATTTCAGCAACATATACTTCATAGTTATCACATTGAGATGTAATTACTACTGCGTATTCTGTATCTTGTGCTAGATAAACAGGATGATCAAAGGCAAAGTTAGTTGCTACATCAGCATTTCCTAAACCATTATTTGCACTAGCATCTGATGGTAAATTAACATCGGCTGGATATAATATCTTATCTGCACCCGGCACAATCTTTTGAGTAGGTATACCATTTTCTACAGATCTTATACTTACTCTTACAGGAATGTTTGCATCTTTCTTTCTAAAGAATAAATCTACTGACTTAACAAATATTCCACCATCTTTATCAACTAAGAATGTTTCTGCTAATGGGTCAACCCATGTAGTTGTTTCTACTTCTCTATCTTCTACTAATTCTGTCTGTACTAATCTTGGTACCTTTGTTGATATAATTGTTTCTTCTACTGATTCAATTAATCCTCTTGCCGCATATTGAGCTTCGGCAAATGTTGTTTCTGTACTTTTATTATTAAAAGAGCTATCTGATAATCTAAATTCTCTTGTACCTGTTGCAAATTTTAATGCATCATTCCTTGGTATAACAAAAGAACCTTCTACTTTACCAGATGCATCTGTTATTAAATTTCCAGCAGTAGATGGGTGAGCAGTCTCACCTTCATGAGTTACTACACCTGTTTGATCGGAGAATTCATAAGGATTAGAATTACTAAATGTTTCTTCTCTTACAAAATTAGATACATCTACACCATCAAAGAATGGAAATACTCTAGTGTTTGGCTTCATTAATTGAGCCTTAAAGTTTATTTCTCTGGATCTAATAAATGGTACGAAGTTAATTTCAACAACTCTTTCTCCTGTTGACCTTTCTACTGTATCAAATGTTAATTCTGTATTAAGTCCAGTTCTTGACTGATGTTGTGTTTCAGTTATTGTTCTTGCGTTTCTATTAAAGTTACCAAAACGTCTCCACCATATATCTTCATCTTCAATATCTCTAACACCTCTTTCGTTTATTTCAGAACCTGACCAATTTGTTTGCCATTCATTCCACACTGTACCAAGAATACCAAGCTCTTCAGCCATTTCTCTAAATTGGTCAAATGCATCTGAATCATCTACAATGATTTGTGGTCTTACATCTGTTTCTTTCCATTCGTCAGAATCTGGAGAAAGTTCTATCATACCACCCCATGTAAATACATTATAAGGGTTTACATTAGAAGCGAACGATGAGTATGGTTGGTCAACAAATACTTTATCAGTACTTTCCATTTCCATAGTAACTATTGAACCGTTCTTCACACAGTTACCAGTGTCACCAGTCTTTCGTATTAAGTTAACATTTCTTTCATCAAACTTAGGTCTTAATACACCATTTGTTTTATCAATAGAAGATGCATAGTCAGGATTAGATACATCAGCAATACCGTGTCCTCTAAATCCATCTACTATAAATCCATTTTTTAATCTTGGATTGCTACCTTCAAATAATTGTACGTCAGCAGCTGATTGTTCTAATAAAGATAAAGATGTATAATATTCTAGGTTCTTTATTCTTTTATCGAGATGACCGATATCTTTCATTGTGTATCTTCTATTATCGATAATCTCTGGTTTTAGTTCTTTAAGATCGAATATATATGGTCCAAGTTTTAAATCGTATATGCCCATACTATCATTTGGTGTTTGTGGTGCTTTAGGATTTAAATCTGATATACCTTTTTCTACTTTATAATCACCATCTCTAGTTAAATATAATTTATCAATCCTTGGCATAAAGTGAGTAAGCTCAGATGTTGTAGCTGAATTTGGCTTAGGTGGTCTTGCATTTCTACCACCAGTACTTGTAAAGTTTGCACCTGCATTATCTTTTCTTGGTCTGAAATCAATTGCGTCTCTTAATTGAATTGGACCGTAAGCAGAATTAAATATTGGAATCTCTTCATATGTAGTACCAGGATTATTACCTTCATCATTCCTATAAGAGTTTACAGTAAAGTAATCTCCAGTACCATGTTGCCAATATTTAAATGTTGCTGTTATATTACCAGGATTAGGGAACCCAGGTTTTAAAATAATTCTACCTACATCATAAAAGTTATCTCTTTGACCATTATCTAATGTAAACCTATTTGTAATATCAACATTATTTGCATCTAGTACTTGAGTAAGTTCTGCAATATCTGCTTTACCCAAACTACGGATTCCATTTGTTAATGCACCTGCTGATAGTGTTCCATTCTTCTTCTCTTTACTATTAGGTTCTAGGTTAACTTGAACATCGGCCATTACTTTTAATCTAGCAGAGCCTGGAGTAACACCACTTACATCTGTAAATGTTAAACTTGTCGCACCGTCTGTACCTGTAATCGTTGGTGTAACATCAATTACACCAGTACCTAATGATGCAGTAATACTTGAAACATTTACAAAGGTTTCATTAGCAGTATCACCTACTGAAATAATAGCAGAATTGTTTACTTCGAATACTTCTTTTACAATATATGATATTGAATAAGCTGATGTTTCTGAACCATTAGACATTGTCTTTAATGTGTGAACTGCTTCTGCAGGAAGTTTAAATACTAATCCGTTATTACCTACATCAAATAAATTACCAGCACTTGATAAATCACCAATAAAGTTTTGAGTTGTTCCTGATTGGTCTACTGAACGAACAGAACTGAATACATTTGAGCCTGACATATTAATATCAAATAAGTATAATCTTAATTCTCCACTTACAAATTCTAATGCTCTAGCTCTTGCTGTACCTATAATACTTCCGCCTTGTCCAGTTGCACTATGTAAGTTTAATGTAGTAAATGTATTAACATCAGGCATACCTTTTACTGTAGTTGCATCTAATTTAATAAAGTTACCTACTGGTAAACTTGTTGTTGCATTATCAATTGTAAATTTATCTGAAGCAGCTCTTGGTTTTTCTACTGTAACTGGTCTAATGATATTTGTTTTTACTCTATTACCTTTTACATATGCTGTATTACCTTCAACTAATACAACAAGTCTGTCATTACCAAACGTTGTGGCGGCTGAAGTATTTGCAGCATCACCATCTGAAATAATTTGTGCAGTAGTTTTAAATCCGTTATTTGTTCCTGTGTTTAAATATTCTTTAATTGTAATCTGATATGGTTCAATACTATAATCACCACTCTCTTCAAATGTTCTTAATGCTAATCTCTTTGTTAATTCTGTATCAAGAGTTTTATCTGTTTCATCTACAAATGCTATGCCATCTTTAACTGTTAATAAAGTAACATAAGAAGCTTCACCTAAATTAGAATCTGCTCTTGTTACTAAACCAGCAGGGTCAGCATCTGTAATAAGTTGTTTAATTAATGTTGTACCAATTTTATATCTTTGTGCACCAGGCGCAGCCTCGTTTGGAGTACCGGATGCGTTATCTAATAATGAAGTATCGGTAGAAGAATTTATAATTTCCTCTACAACTTTAAGTGCAACTATATAATCATTATGTGTTTGGTACTTATCTAGTATTAGTGATTGTTCTTGAACATATACAAAGTTACCTGCAATAAAATAAACCCCTTCTTCTATGTTGACTATAACACCTCTTCCTGTTGGTGTGTCTGAGTTTGGTTTTACTTTACCGAATAATACTGTTCCGGTTGTTGTTCTAATTTCTTCAGCTGGTGTAAATACAGATGTTGTGTTATTAGTACCTGAGTTTATATATTTAATATAAAGAGTTGCGGGGTCACTACCTCCTGCTGGCTCAACAGCTTGAACAGTAGCTTGGACTCCAGATGTATCACCTACGATTGTTTTACCTACATAGTTAGCTAAATCAGTATCTGTATTTTGAGAACCTTGTGTGCTATGAGTAAAAGATGATTCTAATTTTAAAAATTCATATTCATTATTTAAAGTTACTTTACCGTCGACAACTCTTGAACCATCTTTAAAATTGTATTGACCAAACCTATCTAGCTGAGCTTGTAATAAAGTTTGTAATTGAGTTAATTCTCTTGCTTGAACAGCGTGTCCTGGTCTAAATAATATACGATGAAAGTTTTTTGATTCAACAAAATCGTCAAACCCTCCGGTCACATCGCTTTTATGATATATGTTTGTCGTTGCCATAAATATTTCCTACTATTATTAAAATTCTATAATAACTTTAATGTCTTCAATCTGTGTTGCACTTCTACTAATTGGAGCTCTATGTTCTAAGAATAAGAGTTCTCCCGATCTTCTATCAACACCGGTACCTGATACAACATTTGCATTAGATGATTCTAATACTAAAGCTGTAGTCGATGTTTGTCCTGTAATAGTTTCTCCATCATCAAATGGTTCAAATCCTGTTTTATCATTCTGATGATAATACACAATACCGTTTGCTGTATCTACTTCAGTTACAAATGCGGTTGGTGTGTTAGCACTTCCACCGACAATAACTTCATCTACTTGTAAGTTAGCTATTGTACCAGATGCTATATCTAAACCACTCATTGGTTTAATTACATCAGCAGTAGCTGCAGCACCTTCATAAGCATTAGCGTTATGTACTTGTGGATCTTTTAGTAACAGAACTTGTCTGAAATCATTACCTACAGTAATATCATCACCTGATGCATTATCAAGTTTAGCATTTAATGATATAAAGAAAGAACCTAATTCTCTTACAGGGTCTGTACCATGTCCTTGCTTAGGTGATATAACTGCTCTAGCTTCAGCAACTGTATCTGGAGTACCACCTGAAAAAGAAATCTTAGCTACTCTATAATCTGTTCCTTTATCTGTTAAAGTAATAGAAGCAACTGTTTGACTTCCACCTGACCCAGCCATTGTTACTTGAGCTGGTTGAACATCAGCACCAGTTCCGTCTCCACTAATATCAACCGTTGGTTTACTATCATAGTTAGTTCCACCACCTGTGACAACTATTCTTTCAATACCACCTGCTTTAGCATGTAGTGCAGAAGCCTTTTGGTTTAGATATTGAGCGTAATCTGCTTCTGATAAAGCAGCCTCTGCAGTACTATCACTACTATAATCAGATGATTGTCCACCTGCTCTTGGGTCTATAGTTTTAACTGGCATATAAGATGTAGTGAGAAACTTTTCTGCATCTGCCGTTGAAATAGTATACATATATTTCCATATATAACCATCTGACTCTGCAGTTGGTTCAGTTAATGTTTGTACTGGTTGTATTGTTGATGCATTAGTTGGAGCAAAGATACATTTGTATACTTTAAACTCTGATGTTAATACATAAAATGTTTTATCGAAAATATTAGGATCATTTGAATCCCAATCATCGTATGTTCTTCCTGATGTCCAGTCATATCTGTTTACTACATGTGATATGTCACTTGCCGCGACTTTCTTTAATGCAAGTAGGTTAGCTCTTGCCTGACCTTCATCGTCCAAATGATCATTTGGTAGATATAATGGTGAGACAGGATCATCTGTAACGTCTGATGTGCTAGGTGACCATGCATCTGCTTTACCAATACCAACGTATACTTTATCCGTACCTACATCTGCCTTAAAGTTTTCTGCGTTTAAAACTCTAAAATTTGATGTTACTATTGCTGCCATAATTGTTTCCCTTCTTATTCAATGTCTATAAAAGTAGACGTGTTATATTTATTTATATTAGTTGAGTCTATAGTTTGAAGAGTATTGTCCCCTAAAAACTCAATTGTTTGGTTACTATCAAACAATCTAGACGTTGTGAAGAAGTTACTTGGACCTCTTCTTTGTTTATATCCATTATTTATAATGGTTCTAAAATTACTATTTCGTATCTTAACTTCATGAGCTGGTAACTGTTTAGTATTACCAGTTGATTCCTGAGTTATTGTCCAGCTTTGTCCTGAATTTAAAACACCTATTTTTAGCAGACCACCATTATATAATGTTCTTGCTCGAACAGAACCAGGTCCTGTTGGATTTGTTTGTTTACCAGTATATGGGTTTTCTTCTGCGTGGTTTAATTGAAGTAATATTGTTTCAGGTGTTTCCTTAACTCTATTTTCATTCATTGATGAACTATTGATTCTTAAACCAGGATCTCTAATATAACCATGTCCTACATTAGTTATATTAATTGCAGATATTTCACCTTCAGAATCTAAAGTAAATGTACCAGTTGCTTGAACGTTTGTTGATAATAAAGCACCATCAGCATCAGTAGATGTTGGTGCATCTATTACAATTACTGGTGCAGATGAATATGTCTTATCTGCTCTACCTATCATTTCTAATGTTGATATCTTACCAGCATTTGTGTTAGGCGCGACTGAAGCAAACAATTGAGCCCAATTATTTCCTGCACTACTAATAGTAATACCATCTGTTTGTAATCTACCTTTACTATCAATTGTTATACTGATACTTGGATTTGTCCCTGTCTGACCTGACTTAGGTGTTCCATTAAATGTAATTGCAGGAGCTGATGCATAACCATAACCTGGGTTTAATATTTCTACCGCAGTCACAGCTCCAGAATTATTTAGTGTTAAAGATATCTGAGCATTACGATGTATCTTAGCTTCTACATTAGGTAAATATTGAGAAGCAAACATTTCTACAATTAATGGTACATCTTCTGGTCCAATAATACCAGGTTGGTTATCTGGCATCCTACTCAATAAATTATTAATAGCTGATTCAACAAACTCTAGGAATATTAATATTTCTGAAAAGTATATAAATCCAGATGGATGTACTAATCTATCAAAAGCATGTTCCCAATCACTAACATTAACCCCAGACTTAATTAAGTAACTAAACTTTTGAAATTTAAAACTATCATGAAGCTTTATACTATCTGATAAGAATCCTTTATTATTTAAATACTGTCCGCCTCTAGGTAAAGAAGAATTGACATCCCACGAACCTGAAGATGGTATTAAAGTTTTATCAAAAGGAAACTCTACCTCAGCTGTATCATTAAATAATAATCTAAAAAAGATTTCAATAGATTCTCTAGATCCTCTAAGTTTATAAAAGTCTATTATTTGTTTATAGAGATTTCTTTTGTTAACTGTTATAGACCTTGGAACTGTAGCTGCTATTTCTTTTTGCATTAGTTCCAAATAATTTAAACCATTATTATCAATGTCCATTGCCTCTTCAATAGTATTCATAACATAAGATGGTCCAGGACCTACCCAGTTAGTAATTGGAGTTACCAATGTAGCAATTTGTCCTTCATATAAAAATGGAGAGCTTGGATCATTATTATCTAATCTATCACCTAACTTTTTACTATCGACTGGTACATTTAGAATAGTTAATGTTTTACCTGTTTGGTTTGTTGTACCTGCTAATGAACCTGGTAATTCGTTACCATTACTAATCTTTACATTTGTACCAGATAGCGGAATAGTATCAATGTTACCAGTGACTGCGTTCCTTACTGTAAGAACTGAGTCAGCACCAGTAGGATCATTAAAGAATTTATTATTTTCATTCTTAGGGTCTGATACTCTAACTCGTATTGAACCATTAGCAACTCTATCTGTAAATGTTTCATTCTCTGAGAATATGAATTCGTCCATATTCATAAATGTATAATAAGCTTCTAAAAATTTCTTTAGCTTCTCATTATCATTAACAATATTCTCTGGTAATAATTGGTCTAAACGTATATCTTCTTTAGTACCTTCCAGCGTAGAAGTACTATTTTCTAAAACGCCTGGAGAATATGTCTTTCTATATGGCATTATTTAATTCTCGATGTTGTTGTATAATCAATAGAACCTGAAGAACCACCGACTGCAATTGTATCAACCTGTGGTTTAATTATAACCTTATCATTTATTATAGATAACAATTGATTTCTCTTCGGTGCTATATCTAAACTATTAGGCACTACTGTAATTGTAATTGCTGTAGCATCATCAGGTGTAAAAGTATTTAAAAGAACTGTTCCTTTCTCTGGATCTAATTCACCAGCATTAGGTACGACAGTAATATTATTACCATCAACTATTTTATAAACTATTACTTGTCGCTTAGTACTTCCTGATATTGGTACATCACCAAAGAAGTGATCGATGCCACCAACTTTAAATGCACTTGATGTTAAAATGAATCTTGATGATTGACCTGATAAAAAGAACGGCGCAGCAAAGGTTAATAGTTTTGAATTAATTACATTTGCTGTTGGTGTAAATGTTTGAAACATTCTAGGACGTAATGTTGAGTTAATAATTGATGGGTCACAATTATCAATTGCCTTTGTTAATTGTGAGTATCTAAATACACCATCAAATTTATTTAAGTTATCAAAATTATAATCTGTAATAGTATCTCTTACAACAGACTGTAAATCTACATCACTTCTATCTGTAAGGTTTGGATTAAATTTAAAGAATACATCTAATTCTAAATTAGTAGTTTCAGGATCCACAATCTCTGGAATAATTGAAACAATATTTTTACCTTTTAATATACTATCTGTAATTGTTGATTTTTCTGAATCAGTTAACGTAGCTGCTAACAAAGGTTTGATTGCAATATAAACTCTACCATATTCTGGGGGATCATTATCTTCACCGCCCCAAGTAGATATACTATCTACATTAGCAAAGTTCTTTTTAATGATAGAAGCATAGTCTTCCGAAGTAACTGCTCTGTTCTGAGTAATAAATGTTAGCGGAGCATTGAATCGAATACTCTCTGTTGTTTCTTTTTCTACTCCACCGATTGAAGGACTAACAGTTACAGGTGCATCTGCAGTAAATCCTGCTACACTATCAATCATTGAGAATGTTGTTGCACCATTACTTTCTGTACCACTTGTAATAATATAATCAATCGTAACAACTTCGTTATTCGTTGGCTTACGACCAGTTACACCATCACCGAAATATATCTCATAGAAACCGCTTGGATTTTCTTGTAAGTAATATACTTTTGACTCAGAATCAACTTTATCTAAAGATTCGAATGGTGTATAGATGTCAAAGCTATTACTGTTTTCGTTACTCTGTACTCTGACTCGTAATGTAGAGGTATCTGCATTGACATCAGATAACTGAAACTTCTGATTCTCAATATCGTTATCGACTCTATACTTGAGTTCTCTGAGCTCACCTTCTACTAAAGTAACATTATTGAAAATATACTTTTCACCAATATCGTTTACTGTATTATTATTGAGAACGAGATATTTGTATTCTTCGCCATCAGGTAATACTGTTCTTAACTTAGTACCACGAGCTAATGTTAATGGATTGTCGAAGTTATGGCCATCACCAGCAGAGCCTGTTAGGTCTACTGTAATATTGACAACGGCACGAGGCGATAAATCTGAACGAGGTACATACCCTAATAATTTCGCACGGGTAACAACATTACCGCGAATCTGCGCAGAATCCAAAAAGGATTCGTTTAAACTGTAATGAGCATTCAGCGCATTATAATGAGTATTATATGCGAGAACGTCTAAGAGTATATTTAAACCACTACCTTCAAAGTCATAACTACTAAATTCGTTTTGACGTTTGAGAAAGTTCTTTAAATTATTTTTAATATCATCGAAATCTAATTCGGTTACTTTTAAATTGGTTGCCATAATTCTACCTTAATCTTCTTAGTACTATATCAATGCTTTCTTCGATATCATTCTCTTTAATACGAAAATTTACAATTACCTTGTATGCATTGTCGTCTGTTTTGTCTATAATTTGTACTCCGAGTAAATCTACACGAGGCTCAAATCTTTTAATCACTCGCTTTATATTATCTCGCATCGAGATCTTAGTAAAGTGGTCAGCCGGTTCAAACAACAACGAACGAAGGTTAGCACCTTTCGTTACTGCAAACGGCCTCTCGTAAAAATTAGAAACGAGCAAATTTTTCAGAGCATTACCTATCGCTACATCATCGCGTAGTGGAACAATATCTTTACGGATTGGGTGTATAGTTAAAGATAAATCTAAATCTGTCCATTGCTTCTTTCGCGAATCAACTCTCGATTTTCTATAATTATCGTTTACTTGTTTATCTGATAGGTTTGCCATATAGTTATTTATAATAGTTAACAAGGAGTTTTGCTTGTTTAGAGTATCAAAATTGCGGGTAAAAAATTTTTTATACCCTTTGTTATCAAACGCTTAAACTCTATAATTAAACGTTGAGGTCCTTAGAATATCTCCTGACCATTATACCACCGATATATGGATGGACATTGCCAACCTATATTTAAACGCTATAATGGTTCATCAGCAACCGTAGTTTCGATTGTTCTTGTAGGTCCATCGCCGTCTTGTAGAGTACCACCTACCTGTCTATGTTTATGCGTAGCCAACGTTGGTTTATTACCAGCAGATGTACTAATATCGCCAATCGCATGAAGTGTTCCATCTATTGTTGTATTACCCTTAACAAATATAGAGCCATCACTCTGTAGTCTTATAAATGAACCGGAAGAATGTTTTATATCAATAGACTCACTACCAGCTGTATTATTAACGTGTAGTGTATGTCCTGCCTCTGTAGTGTATATTTTATTATCTACATCGGCGCCCTTTGGTATATCTTGTACACCTTCTGTTTGTGTAGCGATAGACCCCATGACAACAG